CGCCTGCTGGTCTCGCTCTGCGCCAATAACGCAGTCAGAAAGCTGGGCGATGGCGTGGGAACCGCGAAGCTGGGACAAGCTGGTCTCCGCCCCGTTCTCGTGTCCCGTGTCCCCCGAGGGGCGTCTTAGGTGAGATACCAGGAGGAGTCCGCACTTGGTCTCTTGAACCAAGGTTCGGAGCTTCGTCATCAGAACGTCAATCGTCTTGCGTTCATCGCCGTCATCATTCCCCGAGACCACGATGCTAAGGTGATCCAGGATGATCCAGCCGCAGCCGAGGGACGTGACCATGAACCGCACACGGTTGATGAGGTTGTCCGTGTCAGTACTTCCGAAGTGGTCGTAGAGGTGTAATCGGCTTCCCCCGCCCATACTCTCGAAGGCGTCCTTCCGGGCTTTCTTCTCGGCCTCGTCGAGGTCCTTCCAGGGGGTCGTGTCGAGTTCCACGCGGCGGCACAGGGCAATGCCTAGGAGTCCCTTTAGGGTCCTGGAGACACTTTCCTCCAGCATCAGCATCCCTACCGACTCCCCCTCTGAGAGGAGGTGGTGGGCGAGCTTGCGGACGATGGCCGACTTGCCGATCCCGGAGCCTGCGGTGAATGTCCAGAGTTCCCCTCGGCGCATACCAAGGGTCTTGTTCTGGAGCCCGACCCACGGAAGCTCGATGGCTACCGCCGTGTCGTCGCACTCGGTTTCAAAGCGGGTCCACAAGTCGGGGCCTGAGAGGATACCGTCGGGCCGCCAGGTGCGGGCACCCCACACGGCGCTTACAATATCGCCCGCCTTGCCGTCCCTGAGGGCGTCGTTGGCGTCCTTGTATCCGGACAACCGGGCAACCTTACAGCGCCCTGGAGGGAACAGTCCGCCACACTCCTCGACGGCTTCGCGGCCCGCCTCGTCGTCATCGAACCAGAGGATCACATGCTCGAAGGTCAGGAGCCATTCAAGCTGCTTGGCCAGGGCCTTCTTGGCCCCCGGTGCCCCGTTGGGGATGGATACCACGGGCCACTTGTTACCGAGGGCCTGGGATACGGAGAGGGCGTCAACCTCCCCCTCAGTTACAACCACCCACTTCCCTCCGGTGCGCTGGAGGTGCTGCCCGAAAAGGCCCGCAGTCTTGAGGTCCCCGAGGACCGAGAAGGTCTTATCCGGGGACCTGATCTTCTGGGCTACGAGGCCGCCCTCGGGGGTGTGGTAGGGGGCGACTTGGGCCGGACGGCCTTTGTATGACTCGACGGTCTGGTACCCGAACCGCTGACAGGTTTCCTGGGATAGTCCACGGGACCTGATAGGGGAGAACTGGCCGTCGGTGATAAGGTCTTTGCTCATGCGGGTTTGAGGTGCATTGGACTGCACCCCAGATTCCCCCTTCTCATAGTGGTTGCAGCCGAAGCAGAAGCCGTGACCGTCTGAGTATCTGGCCAGATTGTCTCGGCTTCCGCAGTCCGGGCAGGACTCCTTCCGGAGGAACTCGCTATCAGTCTCGTACAAGGACGTACCGGGTGTAACGGCGATTGGTGATCGGATGCCGCTTCTTGAGGCGGTCCACATTGATGCCGGTTTCTTCAAGGTCACAGATGCGGCGGGCCAAGGTGGCGCTTGTGATGCCGTAGTCCATCATGGCCTCGGCGGCTGAGATTCCCTTCCGTCCGGTACGCTTGAGGTGCCGGTAGATGGACCGCGCCTGGTTGGACAGAGTGAACTCTTGGACTGGTGTGAGGTCAGTCATAGGGATGCCCTTTCTGAGGTTCTGTTTGGGGTTATCGGAAGGGGTGGCTAAATGCCACGAGCCTTTACCCAGGCCCGAACGTCGAAACACGGGCAGTCCTTCTTGACCCCAGGGAAATCCCGGTGCCCAAGAATCTCAGCCTCAGTGTGTTTCGTCTTCAGCGCCCGGAGGAGCTTTTCAAGTGCATCGAACTGCACCTGAGCGAAGGCCGGGGAGGGCTTGCCGTCTTTGTCCAGGCCGCCAACGAGACAGACCCCGAGGGTTTGCCTGTTGTGTCCCGAGACGTGGGCTCCAGCATCATCCTCCGGGCGGCCCCCTTCGACTGACCCGTCAACGGGAATGACGTAATGGTAGCCGATACGGAGGAACCCCCGGCGTCGGTGCCAAACGTCAATGTCCTTCGCCCGAGTCTTTCTCCCGTGCGGCTCGGCGCTGCAATGGACAACGATGTGGGTGATGGGGAAACGTCCTGGGGTCATTGCTCGCGGGCCTTTCGGAGGAAACGCGCGGCGGCAGCCATGCGGACGGGACATGGGGACTCCTCGATCCACTCACGCGGAATCGAAGCTTGAGCCCAAGCGAACCCGTGCTTTTCAGCCCAGGTCGAGTAGGTGGTGCGGCTTCCCGCCCTTAGGGGGGAGTTATGCCGGGCGAAGACGAAGCGGATGTCGAGGTCGGGGTGCTGCTGTTTGACCAGCAGGTGCTTGGTTCGGTCCTCGGAAAGAAACCAGCCCTTTGTCTCGATGAGGATGCCATTCTTTTTGAGGAGGAAGTCCACGGTGTAGGTGGCGGGCCGCTTAACATACGGCACCACCACCTCCTCAAAAGAAAACGGGACGCCCTGGAGGCGTAGCTCGTGAGCTATGCGTTCCTCCAGGCCGCTCCGAAACGCTGACACCTTAGAAGTCTGGTGTCTCGGCTTGACCATCGGGCGCTTCATTCGTGTCAGAGGATTCGGAGGCAGCGTCCGAGTGTGAGTAGCCTTCTTCCTCGCCGAAGCCGTAGTCCCCGGCAGACTTACCACCACCCTGACGAAGCTCGATGATCTGCACCGCATCCAGGTTCAGCTTGAGGCCGGCGATGCCGGTCCCCGGGATGAAGTAGGGGGAAGCAACGAAGGCCACCTTCGCAACCGAACCGCCCCAGATTTGAGGGGCCTTCTGAATAACAGCGCCCTTTGCATCGAACAGGGCAACCTTCACGTTCACCCGTTCGCCAGCCTTGGGACCCTTCTGGGCGATGAAGCTGGCTTTCTTGGAGAACTTGAACTCAATCTCTCCGGTGGGCTCCTCGGTTTCCTTGTCCAGGAGTTCCGTGAAAAGCGGGTTTTCGGTGACATCCTTGAGCTTCTTCCGGGTTTCCGGCTTGAGCTTGGCGAACTCGGCCTTAGCGTCCTCGATGGCCGCCTCGTAGTGTGGCTGGAGGGCCTTGATGAAGTCCTTGGTGGACTGATCGTCGGCCTTGAGGATCAGCTTGGTGGAATATTCGCCATCCGGCTTCGGGTAATCCTTGGTTCCAAAGTCTGGTTCGGTCAGTTTCGGCCACCCCAGGCGCCCGGCAGGCGTGCGGAGCTTGATCTGGGGTTTCTTCTTGTCGTCTTGAGACATGCGTTATGGTTTCCTTATGGGGAACATTCAGCCGCGCCGATGGCGGACTGCGAGTTGTGTCAACTGATGGAGCGCGGCTAGGCCGCCTTCGTCGTTGACTTCTGCGATGAGGCTGGCGGGCAGGGCGCCCCCGGCCAGGAGGATTGTCGTTGCCCGCGCTAGAGGTGCAGCCGACTGCACTTGAAAGTTCTCGGCATCGGCCCGGGCGAGTTCGCTTACGGCTGGCATTTAGCGCCGCACATCCAGAAAGGCCGGGAGGAATAGCGCCAGGATGCCGATACCCAGGACCACAAGCAGCAAAAACCCCAGGAAAACAAGAGCGCCGATGATGCTGTTCATAGCCCCACCTCATTGCTCAGGTAATCCCGGACGGCCTGAAAGTCCTTCCGGATGTCCCCCTGGGCGCTGGAGATGAGGTTGCCGGTGGCGGAGAACACGTCCTGGATGTCCAGGTTGAAGCGCTCACAGAACAACCGGAAGGCAGCACAAAGGCCAATAGCTTGCGCCCCCTTGTCGGCCTCGATGTAGCCCTGGAGGGTGTCAATAATGGCCATGGCAGCCTTACCGGCTTCGGTGCTGTTGGCGTTTATGATTCGTTCGTAGATTTGGCTCACTGAGCATTTCTCCCTTGATGTTCGGTGCGACCACCGCGATGACCCGCCGCTTGCACCTTCCGGCGAAACTCCTTCCGCCCTCGGCGGCTTCGCGTCTGGCGTTCCTGCTCCAGCCCGAGGGCCTCGGAGAGTTCCTCAGCAAACGCACCGCGCTGCTGACGCCCCATGTCGGTGATGTCCACCGTCCCTTGCGGGGAAATCACATGAATTCCGGACGCTCCAATCCGGACCGTCAATCTAAGTATAGGCATTGAAAACCGTCCTTTCGTTTCATGTTTGAGGTGTTCGGAAGGGGCGGGTAATTGCCACCGTTCCTGGGGATTTTCAGGTGCATCAGACTACACCTGAAAACTGCCCCCGATACGGGGACCAATCAGGCAAAGAAGTAGTCTGAGTTCCGGATGTCGCTCAGTTCCAGGGAGCCACGCTTCGGAGGGGGTGGCAGCTTATCTATCGTCTTGTCGTCTTTAAGCTGGCCCATGATGTCCTCATAGAAATT